CATGAGACAATCCGAGTTTTATGCGACTTTTATCTTCTCCCTGAACATGATTTTCATTGAGAAACATGTTCTTCTCATGAGTCTCAATGATTTCGATAGAGCACTTTCTGGCATATAATCTCGAATTGAGGTCCAATTTACTCGCAATCACGGACTCTATAATAGGTCTTTTGGTTAACCATTCATCACTAAAGAACTGAAGAAGTCGAATACCTTTCTCTTTACACATCAGGGTCTTCTTGAGGTGATAATTACGCCCCTTAATCAGAGATTCACGGGATTCATGAGGTCGATGGCAGTGGGAATAGAGTCCGTTGTATTCAATCGCCAACTGTTTTTCCGGAAGATAGATGTCGAGTTCCGATCCATTAAGAACCGAACGATTGGACTGAATAATTTCCCCCGAATAAATTGAGGCGACATAATCATAAAGACTCTCAAGAGCCTCATAATCACTCAGTATAATGACGCCCTGAGTATTCCTTTGTCTACCATCAATGAGACCATCAATTCCATGAGACTTCAAATACTTCTTAACCGGAGTAATGGAGATTCCCAGTTCGGATGCAATGAGTTCAATCGATTTCTTTTGAGTGATTCTTTGATCATAAAGCCACTCATAATCTTCAAGTTTCGTCTTGGATTCATTATTGATCGTCTTACTCTTTCTGGAGCACTCTGGTGTTGCATAAGATCTGAATCCTTTTTCGGCATAAGTCTTATCGATCGCACAGGGTTTTTGACATCCACAACCACATTTAGGTATTGTGTTCTCTGTAATACCATTGAGGATGACATAAGCCCTGGTTCTTAGTGGTATGTTTTGATAATAAGAATCCAGAAATCTTGTTTGTTCTTCAATTTGAGATCTCAAAGATTCATTAAGAGAGATCTTCATGAACCCCGACTTATCCCAATTATTCTTAATAAAATCACAAAGGGTCATAATAAATACTTATAAAAAATGAAGACGTTCAGAGAATTTTGTTCTGATGCGAATATTTACGAATTCTGGAATCCTTTTGCATCAAAACCAAAACCAAATCCAAAACCCCCACAACAGCCCGTTTTAGCCCATAAGAACTATCAACAAGGTTTTGGTAGTGGTAAAAACTGGAAGCCCGGTACATGGACTCCGGAACAACAGGCAAGATATGGGTATAAACCAGTAAAAGTCAGTGCTTATGATCCAACAGGAAATGTAACGGCATCCGGTAAACCCTTCACATCAAGTACTCCTCCTAGTGTTGCAGTTCCTTATGTGTCAAAAACCAATAAGAAACCAACGATTCCATTTGGCACAAAAATTGACTTTACGACTGCACCGATGGGTAGAAATACCAAAAGCACTTCGGCCGAGGTTACGGATACCGGTAATTTTGGTAGAAAAGATTCTGAATCAACAAATGCAAACGTCTTTGCTGATGTATCACCAACTCTGAGGAATAGACTTGTTCCGGGTACAAGTTCCACAGAATTTGGAAAACCTATGGTTTATGCAAAAGTGACTCCTCCGAAGTCAAACATTCCGGATCTTGGTATTCCGGTAGACATGACCATACCAAAAATAGTTCCTCTCAGAAGAAATAAGTAAAATGTCCTGCCTAGATCAGATCTCAAATAAGAACTTCTTATTACCCGTAGGTTTTAAGTTTACTCTTACAAAAAGTCCAAAGATCTCATTCTTCTCAACGAGTGCCAAGATTCCCAGAATTACTCTCGAAACCGAACTACTGGCTACATACCTAAAGGATCTGAACATCCCTGGAGATAAGATTTCATATGAGGATCTTACCATAAAATTTTTGGTTGATGAGGATCTTGAGAACTATATGACAGTACACAACTGGATTACGGGAATTGGTTTCCCCGAGAGTGCTCAACAATATAAGAACCTCACAACAGGAAACGATGGAATGAGAGATTCCAATAGAGTTTACAGCGATGGCTCCCTCTATGTACTGGACAGCAATTATAGCACAAATTTCGTCGTAAAGTTCAAGGACCTGTATCCAATTGATCTGACTCCTCTGGATTTTGATGCGACGGTCACTGACCCCCAGCCCTTTACAGCAGAGGTGACTTTCAAGTATACTGTTTATTCGATTTTCGACAAAAACAACAACCCTTATGGATCTTGATGCAATCCAATCTTTTTGGAAAGAAGACTCGATTATAAATCCTGATGATCTTCATAATGAATCTCTAAAAATTCCTCAATTACACGCCAAGTATTATACCATATACAACACAATCATGCTTCTTCGGGAAAAGTCTCAGGAGACCTACCGAAAGGTTCGACTGGAACGTCACAACTACTACTCAGGAAAGGCTCCAGCAGAGGTCTACATCGATGAGCCATTTCCCCTCAAGGTTAGAGACAAAGAGGCCCTACAGAGGCATATGGAGGCCGATGAGAGGCTCAACAAAATCGAGATGAAGATCAGATACTATGATGTGACTCTTAAGTTTCTTGAAGAGGTCATTAAGATGATTTCTAACCGATCATTTCAAATCAAAAACTCTATTGATTTCCAGAAATTTACTAGTGGATTCTAATCAAAAGGGGCTCTAAAGGCCCCTTTTTCATTGAAAATAAATATTTGTATCATTATGATATGAAACATGAGTCATCTTATCATTTCAAAAAAGAACGAGGTATATCTCCAGATCCAGGCAGAACCTCATGTGTACTATGAACTGAGAGATGCATTTCAGTTTGAGGTTCCAAATGCAAGATTTTCACCGGCTTATAGGAATAAGTGGTGGGATGGAATAATCTACTTGTTTAATATAAACACCAAAGAGATCTATATCGGCCTACTCGATCGAATTATACAGTTTTGTGATGATCACAAATATACCTATGAGTTCAAAGAAAACAAATATTATGGTCTTCCTTTTGAGGTGAATGAAAACATCTCTAAGGAGGGAGTTCGTGATTATATTAATTCTATAACCAAATATACACCAAGAGATTATCAGATCGATGGTGTATATGAAGCTCTGAAATATAATAGAAAATTATTGATATCTCCTACTGCTTCGGGTAAGTCCTTCATGATATATGCAATTGTCAGATATTATGTCGAGAAAAATCAAAATATTTTGATAGTTGTCCCCACAACATCTTTGGTCGAACAAATGTATAAGGACTTTTCTGATTATGGATGGGATGTTGGATCCTTTTGTCACAAAATTTATGCCGGAAAGGAAAGAGTAATAGATTCTCAAGTCATTATCGCAACTTGGCAATCCATTTATAAACTCCCACGTCAATATTTCTCAAGATTTAATGTTGTAGTTGGAGATGAGGCACATCAATTTAAATCCAAGTCATTGGTTACCATAATGACAAACCTTTCAGATTGTAAATATCGCTTTGGTTTTACCGGAACTCTTGATGGATCCGAAACTCATAAATGGGTTCTTGAAGGATTATTTGGACCATCTTATAAGGTGATTCGTACCGATGAACTCATGAAGAAGGGTCACATTGCAAAACTTGATATCAATGTTCTTCTTCTTAAACATCCACCCAAAAAGTTTGAAAACTATGAGGAAGAGATTCAATATCTAATTTCTCATAATCAAAGAAATAACTTCATTAAGAATCTTGCACTAGATGTTAAGGGTAATTCTCTTATTCTTTTCTCCAGAGTAGAAACTCATGGTCAACCATTATACGAACTCATAAATAGCAGTAAGACCGATAATCGTCATGTCTTTTTTGTTCATGGTGGAGTGGATACCGAAGACAGAGAACGAGTGAGAGAGATTACAGAAAAGGAAAACAATGCGATCATTGTTGCCTCATACGGAACTTTTAGTACGGGAATTAATATCAAGAATCTTCATAATGTGATCTTTGCATCACCATCAAAATCAAGAGTTCGTAATCTTCAATCCATTGGTAGAGGTCTAAGAAAGAGTAATACCAAGAACAAGGCCGTTCTTTATGATATTGCCGATGATATAACCTTTAATACCAGAAGGAATTATACTCTTAATCATCTTATGGAAAGAATTAGAATCTATTCAGAAGAGAACTTTAACTATGACATTATTAACATTACACTGAAGAACTAATGGAAGAAGACTTTTATTGTATTTTAAAACTTGTATCTGGTGAAGAGATACTATCACTGGTAATGATGGATGATAATGATGGTGATCCTGTAATAGTTCTACAAAATCCTGTTGTTATGAAAGCATTCCAGAATGAATATGGAGTACATCTTAAAGTAAAACCCTGGATGGAATTATCTTCTGATGATTTCTTTATCATTAAACCTGATAAGGTCATTACCATGACTGAAACTAATGATGAAAGACTTCTTGAGATCTATACTACTTATATTCTTGATAATGAAGAAGATCTTGTTAGTACCTCTAGTAATAAGATTAAACCTTCTTCAAAGATGGGTTACATATCCTCTGTTGATGATGCAAGAAAGAGTCTTGAAAAGATCTTTAATGAACTCTGAGATTATGTTTCTAAAGTATCTCTAAGAGTCTCTAAGAACTTAAAGATCTTAAATGGGCTTCATCGGTGACAAAGCTAGTCTACAGAGATTTGGAGGTCTTGTCAACCCCCCCTTGACAAATTCTTTTTTCGGGTTTACAATAAGAGGACAGGAAACAAGTAAAATGACTCATAAGAGGAGTAGGAACCAATGCCAAGACGCAATACGGAGCACTATGTCAACAACAAAGAGTTTCTTGAGGCTCTTACGGTCCATAAGAAGAAAGTGAATGCATCTAGAGAAATCTATTTTGAGAAACACGGAAGATATCCTCCTAAGAACACTGCCTGGGAAGGAAAACCACAAATTCCCAACTACATCGGAGATTGTATTGTTAAGATTGCAACACACGTCAGTTATAAACCCAACTTTGTGAATTATATGTTCAGGGATGATATGATCTCTGATGGAATTGAAAACTCTGTTCAGTACCTAGACAACTTTGATCCAGAAAAATCCCAGAATCCATTTGCATACTTCACTCAGATTGTCATCTATGCATTCCTTAGAAGAATTCAAAGAGAAAAAAGGCAACTAGAGATCAAGACTAAGATCATTGAGAAAACCGGATTTGATGAAGTGATGGTTGTTGATGACAGTTTGCTCTCGGGTCACAGTAGTGAATACAACAGTATTAAGGATAATGTCTCTTATAGAAATCGATGACTAAGATAGCCATAATTAGCGACACTCACTGGTCGAGTAAAAAGTCCTCAAGAAATCTTCATGATTACTTTGAACTCTTTTATAAGAACGTATTCTTTCCGACTTTAGAAAAAGAAGGAATCAAGACCGTCATTCATATGGGCGATGCCTTTGACAACCGAAAGAGTATCGATTTCTGGGGATTGGATTGGACAAGACGAGTTGTTCTTGATCCACTTACTGATTATGATGTCCATATGATCATAGGTAATCACGACATCTTCCTTCGTAATTCAACTTCGATTAATTCACCATCTCTTCTTCTCAAAGATTATCCAAACATTAAGATTTATGATTCACCCATCAATACAACCATTGAAGATCTTGATGTCACACTAATTCCCTGGATATGTGTCGATAATCATGAAAAGACTCTTAAGGTGATTCAGAAATCAAAGGCCCGTGTTGCACTTGGTCATCTTGAACTCAAGGGTTTTCTGATGAATCGAAACATGAGAATGGAGGATCACGGAATGGACTCCAAGATCTTTGATAAGTTCACAAAAGTCTATTCTGGTCACTATCACACTAGATCCGATGACGGAAAGGTTTTTTATCTAGGTAATCCTTATGAGATGTACTGGAGTGATGTTAATGATGTTCGGGGATTTCACATATTTGATACAGAGACTCTTGAGCACACGCCCGTAAATAATCCATACAAACTTTTTTATAATGTTTACTATGAGGATACTCCATATCAACTTCTGGATGCATCAGAATATAAGGACAAAATCGTAAAGGTTATCGTCAAGAAGAAATCAAAACCAAAGGACTTCGAGAAATTCATCGATAAATTCTATAAGGCCGGTGTTCATGAACTCAAGATTATTGAGAACTTTGAGATTAAGGAGAACGAAGACTTTGAAATTGATGATGACGAGAATACAATTACAATTTTGAACCGCTATATTGAAGAGTCAGAATTTGAATTCGATAAATCAATCATCAAGGAAATCTTCCAAGATCTTTATAAGCAATCCTGCGAAGTAGAATAATTAAAATGTATCTTCTAACTCTTAAAAATCGAAAGGATGATGGAGCATATGCCGTAAAGGATCAGTACGGTCATAAGGTTCTCTTTTTATTTGAAGATGAGGACGATGCCGAAAGATATGCCCTAATGCTTGAGAACGAAGAGAACACGATGATGGATATCGTAGAAGTTGATGATGATCTTGCCATAAAGACCTGCAAACTTTACGATTACAAATATGCCGTAATAACACCCAATGATATTATAATTCCACCAAAAAATGCTAGTATTTCGTAAGTTAAGATTCAAAAACTTTTTGAGTTATGGTAATCAGTTTGCCGAGATTAATTTTGAGAAGGCCCATACGAACTTACTGGTTGGTCGAAACTCATATGGTAAATCAACCTTCCTAGATGCCTTAACCTTCGTCCTCTTCAATAAGAGTTTCAGAAAGGTCAATAAGAATCAACTCATCAACAGCACCAATGAGAAAGACTGTCTTGTAGAAATTGAGTTCACAACAAACAATAAGAACTATCTCGTTCGACGAGGAATTAAACCGAGCATCTTTGAGATTATCATCGATGGAGTTCCTCTCAAGAAAGAATCCGATGAACGGGCCAATCAGAGAATTCTTGAAGATCAAATTCTGAAACTCAATTTCAAATCTTTCACTCAGGTTGTTCTGATGGGATCCAGTGCTTATGTTCCCTTTATGCAGTTGTCATCGGCACACCGAAGAGAAGTTATTGAGGATCTTCTTGATATCAAGATCTTTTCTTCTATGAATACTCTGGTTAAAGAAAAGATCAAGTCCAAGAAGGATCAAATCAAATCCCTACAGACCAAGAAGGATAACCTCAAAGAAAAGATTCGAATGCAAAAGGAGTTCATTGAAGAACTCGAAAATCGTGGAAATGCGAACATAAAGTCCAACAAAGAAAGAATCACCATTCTTGATAAAGAAATTGGAACTTATATCACGACCAATGCAGCCCTAGAAGAGGAGATCTTCAAATTTACAAAAGAACAAGAAGAGGTGACGGATGCATCAAAAAATCTTCTAACACTCAATAATCTCCGTGGTAAAATTACTCAAAAGGTTGAAACCATTGCCAAGGATCACAGATTCTTCAATGAGAATACGGTTTGCCCAACATGTACTCAAACTATTGAAGATGAGTTTCGATTAAATAAAATAAGTGACGCTAAAAATAAGGCAAAGGAACTTCAAAAGGGTTTTCAAGAACTTGAAAATACTATAAAGTTGGAGCAAGAAAGAGAGCGTCAGTTCAAGGTTCTATCACGGGAGATTACGAAACTCAATCATGAGATTTCTCAAAACCATACTCGGATATCGCTCAATCAACGACAAATCCGAGATCTTGAATCTCAAGTTCAAACTATTACCGAACAACTTGAGAACCGAAATTCTGAACACGAAAAAATAGAACAATTCAGAGAGAATCTCCAAAATACAACAGAAGAACTATCAACTAAAAAAGAGGAAATCGTTTATTACGATTTTGCTCACTCTCTACTAAAGGATGACGGAGTGAAGACGAAGATTATTAAAAAATATCTTCCATTCATCAATCAACAGATTAATCGTTATCTTCGTATGATGGATTTTTATATTAATTTCCATATGAACGAAGAGTTTGAGGAGTCCATTCAGTCTCCAATTCATGAGAACTTCTCTTATAGTTCCTTTAGTGAGGGCGAACGAGCCCGTATCAATCTGGCAATTATCTTCGCCTGGAGGGAAATTGCCAGAATCAAAAATTCAATTAATTGTAATTTGTTGATCTTTGATGAAGTCTTTGATGGCTCTCTCGATAATTTCGGAACCGATGAGTTCTTGAAGATTATTCGATATATCATTAAGGATGCTAATATATTCGTGATTTCTCATAAGTCCGGATTAGAGGACAAGTTTGATAGAGTACTAAAGATCGAAAAGAAACAAGGATTTTCTTATATCACATGACAGAAGACAAAGAAGACTGGATTGATCGATTGATAAATAGATTCGGAAACTGGTTAGATTCACTCACCGAATACGAAGAGCCACAAGATTTGGGGAAGTGGTCTTACTCCATAGAAAAGAAAGAAGAATCTTCGGGTCCTGAGACAGACCAAAAAACACCTTAAAGTACTCAAGAAGCGTCTCCAGAGAGGGGATGCTTTTTTAATAAATAAGTAAAAGAGTTTTTGTATTATAAATGGATCACCAGGGATTATATGAGGCTTATTTACAAGTTTGTGAGAATTCTGAATATGATAAGACATTAAAGTGTCTTTTAGATGAAGGCTATACACTAGAGGAATCTAAATTAATAATTGATGAACTTATTTCTGAAGGTGGATTGGGTTCTTTGGCTAAGGGTGCAAAAGCTTTATTGGGATTTGTTGCAAAAAGAGCTTCTACTCCATTAAAAACTGCTGGCACTGATGTGAGTCTCACGACAACCTTGGCGAATTTGGCTGGCCAACCAGTTAGAATTCCATCTGCCACTGCTGTCAAAATTAAGCCTTCAGCATTAACGAGAGTAGTAAAAGCACCTGAAGTAAGATCTGCACCAACAGTTAGGCGTAGTCCTACACCAGTGGATCCATGGAAGGGTGAAGTGGTTAGAACACAGAAGTCATCAACACCTCAGTCAACTGTTACAAGACAACAACCGAGATTGACCGGATCAACACCTGTTTCTAGGCCAGCACTCCCTCCAGCTAGAATTCAACAACAAGTTAGCCCAACTTTTAAATACGAGGCATTACCCAAGGCAACTCAACCTGTAGAAGCTCCTGGTGCATTAGTACCCACAAGAGGACCTAAACCAACCTTTAAACC